CTGTATATTTTCCACTTCTGCCATTTCTTTCTCCTTTTAGGGCTTGTGCTTACCTCAAGGTAGCCTATTCTAAAAACGTCTTTTTAATTAGGGGCTTGATCTAACAAGGTAGCTAAAGGTTATAAATTTGATAGGGGTTACTGACGTAAGTAGCCTATCATTATTTTAGCTTCTAACGTGCTTTTGATAAGGATCGAGCATCATGTTTTCTTTAACTGCTTTTCTCACAGGGTCTTCATCTTGCATTTGCATTGCTAAAGAGCTGTCAAGTGTAGTTTTAGTTACATTGATTTCTTGTTGCACTGGCTCTTGTGAAACTGCCATTGCTTCTTTTTCTTCTCTTATCGGGCCACCGTTATAAGCTTTTTGTCTTTGATCTGAAGCAGCTTCTGCGTCTTTCATCATAGACATTAAATTGTCTGATCCGATTTCTTCAGTTGCTTTTGCAGTAAAAACAAATTCCCCATCCGATAACCTTGCAGGTATCGAATCGGATTTACCAGTTCCCGGACCATTAACTGTTCCAGATCCTGTAAATTCTGTTGCACTCTCGACTACTTGATCGAATATTTCACTAAGTTTGTCGTCTTTCTCGAGAGCATCTATTAAATAATTTCTATCTTGATTAGACAATGTTTCTTGTACAACATAGTCTACGTAATCTTCTTCCATTTCTTCATCAGGAAGCATTGGTTCTTCTGTTACAGCTACAGGCTCTACTGAAATAGCTAAAGCGTTCATTTGATCTTTAACATCTCCACCTTTATTATACCCCATTGTTTTAACAACTTCAGGAGCAACTTTTCGTAATGCATCTATGCCCGGACCACCGTCTTTCATGGTAGCTCTTCCTGTCCTAGCTCCTAATGGATTAGCTGCTTCTTGTTCAGGTCTTTTTGCTAATATTTCTGCACGTTCTTTTTGAAATGCTGCTTCTTTTTCTTCACGCATTTCTGCCATTACTTGATCATTTAACATTTCAATATCAGAAGGTGTAAATTCAAAAGGTGCAGTATTATTAATAATCTCTTGATATCGTTCTCTAGCTTCTTCATTAGGAAGTCCACCTTCCATTTCTTCTAATCTTTTTCTTAAAGATTTTTTTACAGAGGGTATTTGTCGTTCTTTTCTTTGTTCGTCTAGTGCCATTATATCTCTTCCTTTCTATTAAGTGCTTCGTCTACACTACTCTCCAACTGCTCTAGGTGTACCAGTGAACTCAGCTTCCCCTGACTGCGGAACATTTCCAATTCCGATGTTGCCACCCCCAGTACCTGTAACTCCAAGCTCTTGAGGTGCTTGAGGTACTCCAGTAGCACCCCCCATTCCTTCTTGTTCTTTACTAGTGGGGCTAACTTCCGAGCCTGCTTCTTGTCCAACATTATTTTGCATTCCTATTATTTGTGCCATGATAGCTGCTTCTTCAGGATCATTTAAAATTTCTTCAGGATCAAGATCGAGACTATAGGCAAGTTCACTAATTAATTTAGACATCTTAACAAATGGTGCAATAGCTGGATTCTGTGCAGTTTGTAAGAACATAGTCAATCTTTGACTTCGTACTTCTTTTTGCATTAAACTATTTGTACCTGTTGCGTCTACTTCTAAATCACCTACGACTCCAAGCTTATCTTCTAAAAACTGCATATTCCATTGGAAGTATGCTTCTCCTAAAGGTTTAAGTAAGAAGTCATCTAAGTTCTTAATAACAGTTTTGATATTAAGACTTGCTGCACCTAATAACATAGACATTCCTGACGCAGTTCTTGTCATACTTTGTACTCCTGTTTGACCATGAGAGTAACTAGGTATGCCTGTCTGTTCATCAGCAAGCTGTCTAAACTTGTCAAACATCATCATATTTTCAGTTGATGTGTTTGGAAACTTAACTCCGTGTATTGCTTGTCCGGGCATTCCTGCTTGTCTGCGAAATATCTTTCCGGGATATACTTCAAAACTTTGTCCACCGACTAAGGCAGATTCATCTACATCGAATACTAATGAACCTGATAACGCTAAGTTATCAATAGCCATTCGAGCATGTCCATTCATAATTTGTTGTGAGTCATGCATATTTTCTGCTACACCTACACCAAAAAAACTGTACGGATTCTTTTCGTATGGGAAAGCATGATATGGTATTCTATAAGGTTGAAAAGGATTTAATACAGCTCGTAATACTTTTCCATTACTAATCCATGCATTAACTTGTACTTCATCTAAATCATCAATTTCATCTGATAACTCTACCCCAACATCTCGTAGATATTCAGCATCCATACATCCCCAATATTCTAATACTTCATGTTGAGGTAAAGCATATTCATCATTTTCTTCTTCGTTTAATTGATCTTCATAACTACGTTTTGTGTAGTCACCACCCATCATTAAACATTCACGAATTGCATCTTTATCAAAGTAAGGCATTTTACTTAATGCTCTAAATTGACTTCTGTTTAATCTATGTCTATGAATTATGTATTCGCACTCATCTATTGTCGTAGCTGCTGGATCAGGAAAGAAATCCCAAAGACTTACAAACTCTATTCTTGGTACTCTAACTTCTAATGGATTATAAGTTCGTTTACCGTTTTCATCTTCATCCCACTTATGTAAAGTTTTATTAAAATTAAACGGTCCCTTAATAATTCCTGTACCTAACATAGCTGCTTCAAACATTGCACTACGTAATTCAGACGAACCATTTGATTCGTCAATTTGATCATGAATTAATTTTTCCATTCTCCTTGCAGCTTTTTGTGCAGGGCTAATTTCTAAATCTGTTGGGACAGGACTAAATCCGGGCTTATAATTTCCTTCTTCTTTAGCTAACTCTTCTAAAAATCTTTTTTGAAATTCTCCATCTTCAAACGTAGCTCCGGGTTTTAAAACTTTTCCATCTCCTTCATAACCAACATTATAAGGACTATCAAAAGTTGGCTCATTATTTTCTATTATTTCTTCTTGGGTTGTTTCTATTCCTGCTACAGGATTTTGTGTATCTAAATAAGCTGAGGATAGTTCACCTTCAGGAACTTTAGTTTCTTTAATACCTATTGGAAACTTACCTGTTCCAAATATAACATCAATTAATTGACCAAATGCTGCAAGTACTTTTGTCTTTGTAACTTTTACAAATACTCTAGACTTTTCAGATTCTCTAAATTTTACTTTCTTACCGTATAAACCTCTAAAATTTTGATACGCTGTAATCCATCTATCTTCATGTGCTTGTCTAGAATCTTCTGCAATTTGAAATCTATTCTTGATAAGACCTGCTAAGTTTAACTTTTGATCTTCTTCTAAAGATAAATTTAACCCATGTTCACCGTCTACTTCTTCCACATAAATTGCATCAGCATCTAATAACCCCGTAGGTTGTAAAGGTTTGTTATCTTTCTCTGCCATATTTAATATCCAAATGTTTCATCAACAGGCTTATACACTGATTCCCTATGATACTGACGAAGATTATCCATTGGATTATTTATTCTTGGTCTACTCATAATCAAATACCGCAGAGCATCATAAGCATGATCCGCAGCATGTGTGTCTACATCTTCAGGATTCCGAGTATCCAACGGTATACTTTGTAATTCCTTTATCAAATTTGGACACGTGTTAAATATTTGTAACTTCGGTCTTCCGTTTGGCTGTACTTTTAAATACTCGTGAATCTGAATTTTACCTTGTATTCTATTCTTATCGGCTCGTCTAAGCTTATGTCCTTGCTTAACGAGTGACTCTCCTACTGTTGGTCCGGTCGTACCAGTTCGTGCCCATGCCGCAGTATCTAATACACCAGAAACAGAAAAAGGGTCTTCCATTTCCATCTCTGTTATTATAGAGCCTAAATCTTCACCTGTCAAGCCTTTTCGATACAATTCACGGTAAATAATAAGAGTTCCATCAGTTTTATCAACTGCTCCCCAAACACAAGCACTTTCAGAAGCATACCCATAGTCAATTCCTTTAATACGTTCCCATGTTAAAGGAATCTGAAATGGCGTTACAATATGTAAGTCAGAATCAAATTCTACAAATGCTGCTCCTTCATTAACATCCCAATTACCTTCTAGTAATTGTTTACGTTGTACAGGTGGTAAAGACATGAGCATAGTTTCATATACTCCATCTTCTGATAAGTATGGATTGTCCGTTAATCGTGCAGGAATAAACTTACGTGTTAAACCATCAGAACCTAAAAATGATTCGTTTGGTATGTGAGAGTCTACATATCTTTTCTTTACCCAAGACGCACCAATACCACCGGGGTTTGCAGTACAGCGTAAGTAAGTTTTTATTTCAGGGTCTGTAGTTCTAAGACGTGAGGCTAGATAGTTCCAACCAAATTCTGTAGGTAAGTGTGTTATCTCATCAAAACCAATCCAACTATATGCTTGTCCTTGATAACGATATACATCAGCATCTCTTTCTAAAAAACCAAACTCTATTTTAGCTCCGCTTGGAAAGTTCCAAACTTTTTCTACTTCTTTAAACTTACATCCGGGAAATGCTTGTGGATATAGTTCACGAGACTTGTCGATAAGTTCTCGTAACTCTGGCATAGACCTTCTAAGTATTAAGGCTCTGTGTGCTTTGCGATGTGCATACCTTAATGGATCAACTAACATAGCGTATGATTTACCACCACCAGCAGCACCACCATACAATACATCTTTCTCGTCTGCAGCTAAGAACTCTGTTTGCGGTCCGTCATTAGGATGAAAAACAACATTATGATTTCGTAGTTCTTCTTCAACCGTAGGAGTTAAAGTTTCTAATTTATCTTCAGTTAAAACTTGTCCATCAACGCTTTGTTTTTTAGGAGTAACAGTTTTACTTAAAACTTCTTGTTCTACTTTAAGTTTTTTTTCTTTTTGCTCTAATGCTTTTTTAGCTTTTCGTAATTCTTTTGCTTTTTTATCTAAAGCTAATTTTCTTTTATATTGCTTACCGTATGTAGGTTTTTTAATTTCTATACCTTGCTCGGCTAAAGATTTATCTACATATGTTTTAAGTGAAACATGATTTAACTTACGTCCTGTTTCTTCTTGAATTAAAGTAGAAGCTTCTCTTAATGAATATTTTTTTTCAATTACATATTGAACATACTTGTGTAAAACTTCTAATTCAGTAGGTATTGGTTTTAAGTAACCTTCAATGTCGCTTACTTCATAACCAAAAGGAATTGACTTTCCTTTCTTTTTAATATACTCATTAGGAATCATTTATTAAATATACGATCCCAGTTATCATCAAACTGTTGTTGTGATACTAAAGTCTTTCTAGGTCTAGAACCTTTTCCTACACGACCACCATTTTTCTTATTTGTCATAAGAACTGGCTTTTCATTACTTCCTAACTGTGGCATCTTACTTAAATATAATTGAATTAATATACATGAATAACATCATAAGTGCTAACATACTAACTTGAATAACTGACATGATAGCTACAATACTTAATTGTTTTTTTGCTAACCAACTTAATTCTTTTTCTTGCCAGTCTTTTTCTGTTACCATTTAACCTTATCAGCCCAATAAGCTGCTGACATTTTTCCTCGAGCTATATTCTTAGCATGTCTCGCCTTAAAAGATTTTCTTTTAGCCTTCATTCTATCAGACTCTCCTGCTTTAGGTTTACCTGCCGTCTTTGCACCTTTCTGTCCAAACCTTATTGTTTTAATCTTTGAACCTTCTTTAGCTACAACTATGTGTGACTTCTTAGGATGATTAGGTGTACGTTTAGGTTTATTATATCCTGATACTCCTGCTCGTTTTAATCTACTATCTTTCTCTGCCATTATCTTTTCTTTCCTTTATGTAGTCCATGTTTAGCGTGTTGCTTACCTTTCTTTGTAGCTGCTCTTTTCTTTTTATTAGCTGCTGCTAGTTTTTTTTTGCCTGACGCAGTTGATTTAAGTTTCTTTATAGTAGCTGCAGGTGCATAAACCTCTCCAGTTTCTGAAGACTTCTTACCACTAGCAGTTCTCCACTTTTGTTTAGTCCAACGCTTTAAAGACTTCTGAGACTTTTTAAGTGCCATTACTTATAGCCTCCACCTTTTTCTTTATATCTTTTAGCAAGCATCTGTGCTTTTCTAGCACTCCATTGTCCGGGCTTACCTCCCTTACTTCCTGCTTTAATACTTTCAAATAGCCTTTTACGCATAGTAGGTTTCGTATAGTTACCTGCTTTGTTTACTGTAGACTTTTTACTCTTTTTCTTCGCTGGCATATTCTACATCCTCGATATCAATATCTATTGTTCTTTTCTCAGGCAAAACAAAAATACCTCCGTTGACGTTATGATTTACATCAAGACGTTCTTTTTTAGAAACCCCTACTCTATCTAAAATAGTTTGTGCAGCTTGTAGTTTCGTTGAAACTTGTGGTATCGCATCGTCAGATGTCATAACTTCGACAAGTTTAAACGCTGCTTGGGGTGCAGAACGAGCAAGTACGTCCGAGGCTAAATCAACTATTTCTTCCTTTAAGGTTTGTATTACTTGGTAGTGATTTCCTGAGTATCCTGCAAGCTCCGCTGCTTGTTTCGGATCACCTCCTGTCTGGATCAAATTGTCCAGAAAAGACTGTTGTTTCTCCGTAAGCTTTCTATTTGATTTTTGAATTGCGGTGCTCATATGTATTTACTATTATAGTGTCTCTTTATTTATTTGTCAAGATAAAAATAATTACGATATAGCTTGACAAAACTGAAATCTAACTGTATACTGTAACTTGTTACGCCCCTCCGTCAACACCTAGACCAACCAACCCTCCATGTCTACTTAGGTATTAGATAATGCCGACCTAAGCAGTTTGACTAACACTTCAAAACCCTGCAAAATGTACGTGATTTAGTATATATAGGGGGGTACTGGGGGGTGGTTCTAGCCTCCCCTAATTCAAAAGCTTTGAAAGCCTTATAAATAAAGGGTTTCAGACTCCAGATATCATCTGATTAGAATTCAAAAATCTACTTAGACTTTTAAATTTCTTTAGATGTCAAAAATATTCCTCTTCTTAGATAGATTAATTTTTTTAGCTAACAAGATTTTTGAATTTGTAACATCTAAGAATTATAAAATTAGAAAGTCTTCACAATTTTCACAATCTAAAACGTATTCAAAAGTTTAGAGAGCCTAACGCCATGAGAGGCAACCAAAAGAAGCAAAAAGAATAGGTAGTTTTTGAAGTGCCGAACAAGGCTCGAAAAGTGCGAACCCTTACCGAGGTATTAGTCGATATTAAATCGTTTAATCTGAGCCGTTTATGAAGCTCTGGAGACTATGAATCTATGCGGCCACTTCTTTAGAATTTTGAAACAACCCGGACGACTCCAGATATTGATAAATTTAAGACAAAAAAAAGGGCACTAAACAGCACCCTTTCTTTTTAGATTTTAACCTAAGTTTTTATTCTTTTTCCCTCCTTATATTCTTCTAATGAAACACAATCGAAACCCCACGCTCGTTGATCGATAACGTAAGCTTGATACCTATTCAATAGAACTTCTTCGCATATCAATTGTAGTTGTTGATCTACCATTTTAATAAGTCTTTGATTTTCTAAAGTATCGATTAAGGCTCTTTTATACATTCCCATAATTAAACCCTCTTCTTAGTTGTGGCTTTCTTTTTGGCTGTTTTAGCCTTTCTAGCCTTTAACATTTTAATATCATCTCTAGTTAAGCCATTAGCCGAAAGCAACTCGTCGAGCTCCGTTTTCTTAGATGCTTTTTGAGGTGCTGATTTTTTAGAGTCTTTCTTTTTGCTTTCCTTTGCTTTCAATAAATCTTCATAAGGTTTTTTGAAAGATTTGGGGAGCGTCGAAACATACTCTCCATTATTTATTAATCGGTCGCAATCATAAGATGAAAGCGTCCAATCTTTTCTAATGGATTCAGCCCACTTTGAACCTTGCTCAATTTTTGAGAAGTCATAAACCATATGACGTAAAAGCTCTTTAATAATGTTTTGGTTTAACCCTTCATTATTTGCAAGGCTCATAGAAGCCATATTGATTTGACCATAAGAAGCGGGAGTAGAAGTCTTAGAGCTACTAAGCATTAAATCCTCCGATTTCTTACATTCATTTTTTAATATTTTCATATTGTTTTGGGTGCTTATTTATTAGATGAAGCTACCCGATTAAGAACGCCATAATTGACGATCAATTTCTGATCTTCTCATTTTTTCAAAATTTATGCAAATTTAATTTTTTTGAGTCTAATTTTTATACTCTAAGATGACTCCAGATCTTTAGAATATATGTTTGTGACTTAATATGCGGCCTGATTTTAAGAGTATTTAAAATAGTGAATATTTATGTGTATGATGTGGGTGAGTTAGTGTGTTAGTGAGCTACCACAGTACTGTCGTAGGTGAGTAATTCAGTAGTGTGGTACTACAGTCATACAGTGGAGATACGATGTAGGTGACTTAAATATCTATATTAGAACAAGTCTATAATGACTTGACACACTTTCGGAAAAAATGCAAGAATGGTGACAGACGAAGCAATGGTGCTAAGTCTTATACATATGGAGAAATATTATGACTATCGAAGTCACATATAAATATAAAATGTCAGGACTCTTAGAGAGTGTTGATGTTTTGAAACGCAGGTCGTTTAAAAATGTTATCTTAAAAGCTGAAGCATATAACAAAGATGCTGATCAGGAGTTTTGGATATCTCAAGTTACTAAAGTACGACCTGACGGTTACAGAGAGAGCGTTTGTCTTAGTAGAAATGATAGCCCCGATCGTGCTTTGGTTCGTGTTAAAGAGTCACAGCCTATTAGACGTAGTGTTTGGGACGATATCTATTGTATCTCAGAAGAAGAAGAAGAACTTCTCGACTTGGAAACTTGGGTTAAAAACTTTAATGGAGTGCACGCATGAATATAATATTCGATATCGATGGAACTCTAATGGATATAGATCATAGACGACATCACGTAGAAGACTCTCCTAAAGATTGGAAAGGATTTATTAGAGATATGGAACATGACACACCTAATATTCCTATTCGAGATTTAATGCAGTCTTTAAATAATTCTGATAACTCTATATTCTTTTTATCGGGAAGGAGTGAAGAACATAGACGTATCACTATAGAACATATTGAAATGTGTGGCTACAATCATCAGCAACAAAGTGCTGAACTCAGACCTAAAGATGATTATGAAAGAATCTATTATAGAGGTGGACACTATGATCAAATATTATTTATGAGACATACTAACGATTATAGAGCTGACTCTATTGTTAAATCAGAGTTATATGATAGCCTTGTGAGTGAGTGGAGTTATGTATTTAATTCTAGTACGCCTGTTCTAATCTTTGATGATAGACAGTCTGTAGTAGATATGTGGAGAGACAGAGGTTTAACCTGTTGTCAGGTAGCAAAAGGAGATTTTTAAATGGAATTATTATTTGATACTATTAGTTCTGAAAGACAAGAAAGATTATTAAATCCACAAATGTCTCAACATTTTAGTACGTTTTTTCATGGTAAGTTTGGACATCGTAGATATGATATTAAGATAGGACGTAAGTGGGTGATCATGCGTTCTAATAATCATAGAGCTAGAATATCTTTAGAAAAATTTAAAACATTAGCGTTTGTACAATGGCGAAGAGATGTTGAGTCTTATACTTTTAATCCTAATGAAAAAAGAAAAAGAGAATGGTATAAAGACTTTGGATTTGAAAAACATCCTAGAGATTATGTGCTTGATCCAAAACATTTACTTTGGAAATAAAACAAGTCTAAGAGGCTTGACAGGTTTTGTGTCAGCAAGTACAATGTTTCGGAGACAGGGTAGATAACTTAGTTTATTTATTCTTTCATGGTTAAACAATATAACTAATTTAAATTAATTAAATTATTTAATTATTCTTTATTCTTTTTATTGTTTTTTATTATAAATTATATAACTTATTGGAGTTAATTATATGGCTGTAACATATACACAACATGGTAGTAAGACTACTTTACCTATATCTTCTGCATCTATTAAAAATAAAGTACTATGGAGTATAGGAAACATTTTTGGTTTTAACATTGTTAGACAAAGAGTTGCTAAAAAAAGATATGGTGTTAGTAAAGGAGAAACTTTCAGAGGTTTTCACTTTTCTAAATTTTCTAGTTTTAAAGAACTAAAGAACACATCTAATGGACTATGGAATCCATCTATGACAGTTCTTGAAGTTCCTGATTCTGTTTCTTAGAGTTACTTCATCTTTAATCTTAACAAGGACAATAACAGTAAAGAAGTTTCTGAGATTTAGTTTATAGAAACACACTTTAATAATTAATAATTATTTACACTTGAGATTAAAGTAAGTAACCATTTAACCTAGAGTTTAGTAGTTCTCTTTGTACTTAAAAAAAACTACTAATTCTTTTATTATTAGGACACTATTATGAAAATTACAAAACGATCAGACATACCACCTACAAACTATTTTCTTTTTCCTTACAAAACTGAAGAAGATAAAGAGTTTGTTAATAAAGTAAAAAGCTATCTCAATAGTGGTAGATACTCTTGGAAAGCAAGAGGACGAGGTGCTAGAACTAAACCATCTCTTGAAGATATGGGTAGAGCTAGAGGCTACGATCAAGACCTTCCCCTAGAAAGAGCCGAGAGAGTAGCTATTTATCTTGAAGAAAGAGAAAGCTTAAAGAATGCTATTGAAGCTTTTATTCAAGAAGAAAAACTTAAAAGGTGGAGACAAGAAGCTAGAGATAGACTTGAAGAATCTATCAGAGCTTATGAAGAAGAGTATGGTGAAACATATGATAGGAGTGAGTAATGCCAACATATAAATTACTCTCAAGCGAGAGTCCAAAAATAAACAAGAGTAATAAAATACAAGATAAATACTTTAGTAGAATCTTATATTTGGCCCCACATAATTTAGCTGATGGCAAGCGTACTGTATGTCCATATGCTACAGTAGCTCAATGTCATGAGCCTTGTTTAAATACAGCAGGTTTGGGTGGAGTTTATCCAAGCATTCAAAAAGCACGTATCAGAAAAACATTATTGTTTTTAAATGATCGTGATCAATTCATGTCAGACTTAGTGGGTGACATAATTAAATTTTTATTAGAGTGTGAGAAACTAGGTAAGTTACCATGTTTACGATTGAATGGTACATCAGATATTCAATGGGAAAATATTTATTTAAAAAATGGTCAAACTTTATTTAGTTTATTTCCTGAAATACAATTCTATGATTATACTAAAATACCTACTCGTGATATAGGTGGCATACGTAATTATCATTTAACATGGAGTTACTCAGAAGCTAATAAGAAATATTCTAATCTGTTTGAAAAAGTTGAACACAATAAAGCAGTTGTGTTTAGAGATAAGTTACCTTCAATGTTCAAAGGCTTGAAAGTTATAGACGGTGACAAACATGATATGAGATTTTTAGATGAACCTAATGTAGTGGTTGGTTTAAAATCAAAGGGCAAAGCTAAGAAAGATTATTCAGGTTTTGTAATTGATAATTTAATAGAAGCGAGGGCAATATAATGAGTAATGAATTCAGAGAACAGTTATTAGAATATATTAGTGATACAGTTGGTGAAGTGTGGCAGTTAGAAACACGACCAGATCTAGAAAAAGACTGTGTTGATTATGTAATCGATAAATTTGAAGATGGGTATTCAAAAGACGATGACTTCATTAAGTATTTAGTCATACAGTTTTTATCTAATCATTGTAGAGAAGCAGTGTCTTCTCAAGATATAGAGTATATGGCTATGGAGACTATAGATGGTTCATAAAGTCTTAGATTTATTTAGTGGAATTGGTGGCTTTTCAAAAGGCTTAGAACAAACAGGAGGATTTGAAACAGTAGCCTTTTGTGAGTTCGACGAACACGCAAGAAAGGTTCTTTCAAAACATTGGAAGGGTGTAAAACAATATACAGATATTAGAGAATTAACTTATGAAAAATTACAAGCAGATGGAATTAAACCTACAGTCCTCACAGGAGGATTCCCCTGTCAAGACATCTCAGTTGCAGGAAAGCAAGCAGGCATCATTGGAGAACGATCATCTTTATGGTCGGAGTATTTTAGGCTCATCAAAGATGTACAGCCGACGTGGGCAATTATTGAAAATGTATCAGCCCTTCGATCTAAAGGACTTGCCTTGGTCTTACAAAATCTCAGCGAGATCGGGTACAATGCAGAGTGGCATTGCATACCCTGTAGTGCAATTGGTGGGCTACACCGAAGAGATCGTATATGGATCATCGCATACCCTATGGAGAACGCCCGATGCTCACTCAGACAGGGGAGCAGTTTCGACAGAGAGGATGTTGAAAAAATTGCGAGAAGGATTACCAATCAGCTTGAACGATCAAGTAGCACATCAAGATATAATGTGGCCCACTCCGAGAGTGAGTTCAGCAAACGGTATCAGCATGAACGAGGTGAAGAAGGGCAACCCGAAACGCAGATTAGAAACAGAGGTAGCATTGAGAGAGATGTGGGCAACTCCGAACACAATGGATCATCTTCCTCCAAAGAGTCCCGAATCTATGAAGAAACAATTCAAGGGAGTGAGGAAGGGCAGAACAAAACCATCCAATCTGAGGGAACAAGTACACGAGGATTTATATCCAACCAATCTGTTTCCGACTCCGACAGCACGAGACTTCAAGGGAGCAAACTCAGTTCAGACTATGATGAACAAGAGACAAGAAGGGAAGCAAGCACAACTAGGTCAGCTTCCCAATCGAGTAGCTTTAGAGGAGAGCCTGAAACAATTGTCAAACGAGGAGCACTCGAACTCTTTGGAGAATATGCCAAAACCACGTGGGCAGTTGAACCCTCTGTGGGTAGAGTGGCTTATGGGATACCCAATAGGGTACACAGACTTAAACAGTTAGGTAATAGTGTAGTACCACAGATACCTGAATTTTTAGGACATTGCATTTTAAATTACGAGGAGAAAAATATATGAAAGCAATATTGATTGATGTTAAAAACCAACAAGTGAAAGAGGTTGAGTATAAAGAGACTATACAACACATCTACGATTTGGTAAACTGTACCACCTTCGACGTGGTAAATATTGATAACCATAATAGTATTTATGTAGATGATGAAGGTTTATTTGTAGAAGATCAATTATATTTTACTTTTACAGGAACTCATAAGTCTATCACGTTAGCAGGTAATGGATTAATTTTAGGAGTAGAACATAACTCAGGAGAAACTATAGAACCTAGTATTACTCTTCAAGAAGTACAAGACGCAGTAAGTTTTGAACCTGAAGGATATTCAACTACTCCATTTTTTAGTATAACACAATGGCAATGATAACAAATAAAGGAAAACTTTCTCATGAATCTGTCACAGGTTCTAGAGGTAAAAAGACTCACATAGGTAGAGGTAATGTAGGTTACTCTACTATGCCGAAACGAAAACGTAAAACCTACAAAGCTTATAGAGGGCAGGGAAAATGATTGATGTATCAAATGCAACACTAGAAATAATAGACGCTATTAAAAATAATAAAGTCGTAAAGTTTAAGTATCATGATGTACTTAGGACAATAAAACCAACAGGATTTTACGGAGACTTTTATGGTTTTGAAGGAACAAAATCAGAAGACGCTTCTGAGTTTAGACGTTTTAGTTTTGATAAAATTACAGAGTGGATAGGTGTCCCTCTTACCTATAAAGTTTTTGTAGAACTAGAAATGCTAGACTACCCTACGGACGGAGAGGTTTCTGAAAAACTATATGAACTTTTAGATAGTGCTGAACCTCTTATGTATACAATTAAACCAACAACAGAACTATGAATATATTTTATTTCAATGAATGTCCGATTAAATCAGCACAAGCACAACCTGATAAGATGCTAGTGAAGATGCCACTTGAAACTGCACAGATGTTATGTACTGCTCACCGAGAATTAGACGGTGATGATTATGCTGATGCAGTAGGGTTATACAAACGGGCATATTGGAATCATCCTTGTACGATCTGGGCTAGAGAATCTAGTGAAAATTATAAATGGTTGTATCGACATTTTTTAGCGTTAGGTGCTGAATACAAATTCAGATATAATAAAATTCATGCGAGTATAACTAAGCTTGCTATACCATTATATGCTACACCTGACAATATAAAACTAAATGATATGACACCTCTAGCACAGGCTATGCCTGATGAGTACAAGAACGACGATCCTATCAAAGCATATAGAGATTATTGTATCAATGAAAAACATTATGCTAAGTGGGAAAAAGGTAGAGATAAACCTAAGTGGTGGGTACATGACTGAGTATGATGTACATAAGATATATGCAGATCAAGTAACAAAAAATACTGTTACTTCTCTTCATGCAAATGGTGGAGTACTTGAAGTTAGATATGCAGACGGAACTATGGAAGTATATAAAAAGCGTAAGTGGGTGAGAGGGTTTAAAAAAATAAGGAATAGACAATGATGAGATTTGTTTTAACACAAACACAGTTTAATAAGTGGGATAATTTTTGTTTAGATAATGGTGACCTCATGTATAAAAATAAAGACTCTTATATAAATGAATATTGTGAATCTAGTAAAAATTTTATTGTTCACGTCTTTGACGAAGAGCAATCAGGTATAATAAACTTCTTAAAAAGTTTAGTAGATACTTGACAGGTATGTGCCCCAAATGGTACAATTCAATTTCAACAACAGCCAACAAAGGAGATAAATATTATGGCAATAGAAGAAGGCTTGGCGTATTGGACAAGTGCAACAGTTCCCAATACAAAATTTGAACCTGTATATCAAACTAATTTATTAGTTGATAGAGATACAGCAGAGAAATATAGAGCAGAAGGTTGTTCTATCCGTGAAATGGATGAGGGACCAGCTCTTGTTATTAAGAGAAAAGTAAACGGACCAAATGGAATGGTTCGTAATGCTCCTAAATTGTTTGATAAAGATAAACAACCTCTCGACGAGTTGGTTGGTAATGGCTCTAAAGTTAGAGTTCAATTTAATCCTTATGACTGGGAGTATGCAGGGAAGCAAGGCAGAAGCTTAGATTTTCAAGCAATGCAAGTGATTGACTTAATTCCTTTTGAAGGACGTAGTCCTGATGGAGCTGAGTTAGGTTTTGAAAATAATGAAGACGGGAGTGAGTTTTAATGGAAGAAGAAGTAAAACCTTTCATAACGATTGATGATGTGCAGATCAATGTCGAAGACCTACCTGAAGAAGGTCAAGGAATCTTTGGTAGACTGCAAAGATTGAATCAAAAGAAAGTCAACTTAACCCTAGACCTTGAAGAGGTTCAGGCAGGTATTAACTTTTTCTCAAATAAAATTGTTGAGATAGTTAATGGTGAAGGACAAAACGACGAAGCAAATGAAGCAGACGTTGTAGAAGAACTATCAGAGTCTAACGACTCCGAGTAGTGTGCCTAATAAAGGGGGGTAGTCATGGACTTCTCGGCTACCCTCTTTTTTTATATGTGGAAAATATATGGAACAAAGTAAATTTATAAAACATCGACTACCTTGTACTGCTTGTGATAGTAGTGATGCAGTTTCCGTTAATGAAGACGGGTCGGCTAAGTGTTTTAGTTGTAACACTTGGTATGTTAAATATGATCAGAATATTATAGGTGAAAAAGTGGAGAACAAAGTAAACAATTCAAATCCTTTAAACGCTCATGGTGGAGTGTTTGCACCTCTAACAGATAGATCAATTAAAAAAGAAACAGCTCAAAAATATGGAGTAAAGGTGGTGTATGGGAGTGACGGTGCGTTAGCTCAACACATCTATCCTTATCATATTAACAATGAAATAGTTGCTAATAAAATTAGGTACATTAGAGATAAAAAGTTTTCAGTTACAGGATCATTCACAGGTACAGGATTATTTGGTCAGAATGAATTCAAAGAAGGAGGAAAGTACATTACTCTTGTGGAAGGTGAAGCAGATGCTATGGCCGCATACGAACTTCTAGGAGAGAAGTGGGCAGTCGTTTCTATTAAACGAGGAGCATCGTCTGCAGTTAAAGATGTTAAAGAAAGTATTGAATACTTAGAAAGCTTTGATAATATCATGATTTGTTTTGATAAAGACAAGGCAGGAGAAGAAGCATCTAAGCAAGTTGCCTCTATAATTAAACCCGGAAAAGCAAGGATCATTACGTTACCGAATGGGTACAAAGATGCTAATGACATGCTTAGACAAGGTAAGTTTCAAGAGTTTACGAGAGCATGGTGGGATGCTAAAGTTTATACTCCAAGCGGAATTATTAGAGTATCTGAAAAAGAACACGACTTCTTTAACAGGGAGAAGTTAGATAGTGTACCTTACCCTTATGAAGGACTCAATAAAAAACTGGAAGGATTACGTCAACGAGAACTACTGACTGTCTGTGGAGGTACAGGTTTAGGTAAGTCAAGTTTTACACGGGAGATTGAACACTGGTTAGTTGAGAAAACTAAAGATAATGTAGGTGTGATAGCATTAGAAGAGTCATGGCAGAGAACTGTTGATGGGATTCTTTCTATAGAAGCTGATGCTCGATTATATGTGGATAGTGTAAGGGATCAGTTTGATCAAGAAACATTAAGAGATATGTATAGGAAAGTATTTGGAGATGATAGAGTCTTTGTCCATGCACATTTCGGAACTAATGATATCGATGATATCTTTTCTAAACTTAGATATTTGATTGTCGGGTGTGATTGTAAGTGGGTTATTGTAGATCATTTACACATGTTAGTATCTGCGACCTCCGAAGGAGATGAACGTAGAGCTATAGATAATATCATGACTAGGCTTCGTAGCATGGTTGAAGAAACGGGAGCAGGTATTATTTTAGTGTCTCACCTAAGAAGAATTAGTGGAGATAAAGGTCACGAGAATGGCGTGACTGTCAGCCTTTCTCATTTGAGAGGATCGAACTCGATTGCGCAACTATCTGACTGTGTAATTGCATTA